GCCCAGCCCGGACAACTCGGCGGCCACGGGCAAGCTGACAGCGGCCTCACTCACGCTCGCCGTCCTCCACGCTTGGCGGTGGTGGTAGGGGCATCCATGCGGACGGTGGCGTTGATCGGCTGTATGTAACACGCCCAAAATCATCGTCACGCCGCCAAACTGGTCGCGGCTTTTTCGAATATTTGTCATCGTCGTAATGCGCAATCGAACACGTCCTTGAGTTCCACAGCGGGGGATACACGAGCACGTTCGTTCCATCCTTCGGTGCCGTGGATATCGGTTGCCAGTTCATGACTTCGCCTCGTCGTCCAGCAGTCGCATGCGCTTGTTAACCAATCCATCGGGTGTTGGGGCGCACGGGACCATCTGTATCGGCGCCTCCGCAATCCGCCTCTTGATCGCCGCCAGTTCGGCCTCGGCGCGATCTTTCTTCCGTGTCAGCGTTTCGATGGTGCAGGCAAGACACGGCTTTCCGGTCTGCTTGTCGCGGTGATCGGGACACAGATTGTTCGCTAGCGTGCCGCGATTCTTGATTTCGAGGATCTCATTCTCCCGCTCCAACTCCTGCACGCGGGCTTCGGCTTTCTCGGCGCGGGTTTTCAGTTCGCCGGATTCGCTGACGAGGCGCAGCATTTCCTGCGACCGCGCTGTGAGCATCGGTCGCAGCCGCGCGTTTTCCTCGGCGAGGCGGATGAGTTCGGCGCGAACCTCCTTAATGCGTGTCGTGTGCATCGTTACCATTGTTCCAACCGCCGTGTCGATGAACATCGAAAGCATGCGGATTGCCTCTGTCTCCGGCAGCGCGTCCAGTTCAGTGGTCATTGCTGACCTCCCGCTCGCTCGAACATCGGCCAGCCCTTTTGAAATTCTTCCGCCTCGCCACGGCGCACCATGCCGATCAGGTCCGCCCGGCGCTCCGCGCCGACTTCGTACTTGGTGCCGATACAGCCATCCAGGCGCTTCGTCATGATCGCTACGGCATCCTCTACGGTGCCGTCTCGCCATACACCTTGGCCGTGATGCGGCACATGGTTGGGTGCGCGAACGTCGCTGCTCCAGTGGATGTGTTGCAGCGTTGGCTCGCCGCAACTCGGGCAGCCCATAGCGAACGGCGTGATGCCGTCGCGGCTGTTCCAGATCACCTCGCGGTGACCGCAGGAACAGAAATATGTCATGAGCATGAATGCGTCGCCAAAAATGTAATCAGCCATTGCCGTCACCCTCCGCCGCGCGGGCTTTAAATATCCAAGCCCGACAGTTCAGTGTGTACGCATGACATGCGCGCATTGCCAGCAGACGTAAGCGCCAAAATCTGATTTCAAACCACTCAAATACCTCGGACAGAACACCTCCCAACGCCGCCAGTCCGTGAAGAAAAACCAATACCACGAATGTCGGTATTAGAGCTGCCCACCACCGCCAGTTCCGCTTGCTCATGACCGTCCCTCCGCCGCGCGGGCTGCGTCAATTCGACTGTCAACCTCGCACTTATCTTCCGACTCGTTGAACAGGCTTTCATCGAAGCAATGATTGGTGAGCCACCGATACCGCGCCGCATCCTCCGCATCCGCGCTCGGCTGCGCTGGTGGCGGCGGGGCGGCGGTGAGCAAATCTTCCGCATCGCTTGTGTTCCGCTCACACTGCGCGCACGTGGACCAATAATCCGGCTTTGACGGCCCCTGATTCGCTACCCGAGTTATGAACTCTCGCCACCCATCCGCCACGCCCACCGGCTGCGCTGCCTGCGCGGGTTGGGCGTCGTATTCGGCGAGGGCTTCTGCTTCCCACTTGTACAGGACTACGCGCCATTGATCAGGGTCAATCCCGTCCGTGGCGGCGCGATGGCGCGCGGTACGCTCGATCGCCTGCGCGAGCTTGTCAGCGTTCATGGGGTCTCCTTCAAAGCAGCTTCGAGGGCGCAAAATAAGTGCGCCTCGCCTAGTGGAATAAACAAGCCGTTAGCGTGATGTTTTGGATAGTGCTCTAGCACCCGGCGCACAAAGTCAACCGTGACCTCGATCTTCGGTGCGGGTGGTGCGGCAAATAGCGGTTCGACACTCGGGTAATCCCACGCGTCTGCACATTCGTCAGCCTCGGCGCGCGTGCTGAAGACTTCGCTGCAAACAGTGGGACCGCATTGTGATACCAGCCACGCTTTGGGCTCCCCGCGCGCCTTCAACTCGGCGTCGATGGCGTCGGCAATCAGCAACAGATCGCCTTGACTTAGCGAAGCGCCGCCATCTGCGGCGTATGCGCGAAAATCACGCGCAACGTGTTCCAGCGTAAGCTTGCTCATGGCTTCAACTCCAGTTCGCAAATGTAATAATGACTTCCGGTGTAGTCACACGAAAAGGCTGGATCGAAAGCGCGCATGGCCAGTTCTTTCTGATCGCGGATATCGTAATCATCACGACTATCGCACAAGCCAAGCTCACGCATCTTGTCATCCAGAAACTTCACGCGCGCTTGGGCTTCCGCTTCCGACCGCCACGCATCAACTGCCCACTCCACGCGGTCCGAGTATTCGCCCGTGCTGCCTCCGACCATCCATATTTTCTCGCTCATCCCGCAATCCTCTGTGAGTGGCGTATCAGGCAATCCAGTGCGCGTGCTTGCCGAGCGGCGCAAATGGGATACTGTCGTCCTCAAACCCGCCGCCTGCCGTTTCCTGCTGCGGAGCCGGCGCGCGTGACGGCTTGGGCGCTTCGCTGGATGGCCCGCCGCCGAGCAATCGCATGTTCTGCGCGATGATGTCCGTGGCGTAGCGCTCGACGCCTTCCTTGTCGGTGTATTTGTCCGTTCGGATGCTGCCCTCGACGTACACCTGCGAACCCTTTTTCAGGTATTCGTCAGCGATCTCCGCGAGCTTCCCGAAGAACTTCACCCGGTGCCATTCGGTGCGTTCCTGTTTCTCGCTGGTCTGCTTGTCCTTCCAGCTTTCGGACGTGGCGACTTTGATCGTGCACATGGCCGTGCCGGATGCGCTGAAACGGGTTTCGGGATCGGCGCCAAGGTTGCCGACGATGATGACTTTGTTGACGCCTTTCATGCCGCATTCTCCAGTTCGATAGGGTTCCCATACTTCGCCACCAGCGCATCCAGTTCGCCCACGAAGTCAGCGACGGCCTGCGCCAGCGTTGCGATGTATTTCTCGTCGCGTTCCACGCGCAATACAAACAGTGGACGGCGCGGCCAGTACGAAATGAAATCGCACCACTCACGCCCGGAAATCCAAAGTTGCCCTTGTACTTGCTCGACATGCTCGTCCGGCAAAACGCCAGCCGCGATCGTTTCCCAATGCAGGTAGGGAAGCTTTGACTTGATTTCGAGCATTCCGGCATCGCCGACTAGGCTGTCCGGGCTGCATCCGGCCCGCCCGCGCCTCATGAACCCGACTTGCACTGGCTCTACGTCGCGATCGAACGCATAAAGGTTTCGAGCATCCGCTTCCATGGCATGCCCGCGTTCTGTTGGACCGCTAGTGAACGTCGGGGTCGGCTCCGATGAAACGATCTCATCGAGCAACTCGTAGAGATACCTGGAGCGGACCTTGCTCGGCTTGCCGCCGCGCCCCTTTGTCAAAACGTCCCCGAATCGTGAGGCGGTCACGATGCCGCGGCGGCACTCATGCCACTCCGGCGTTCCCTGTTCGCAATCGAAAATTTGCAGGCCGTCCATTACTTCGCCGCCCGCAGTTCGTTGAGGCGTTCGTTGTACGCCTTGGTCAGCGCGGTCGGAACGTTCGTGACGCCCTTGAACGCATCGATCATTTCAGCCTTGCGTGCCTTCAGGTCGTCCACTGACGCGCAACCCTTAATGGCTTCCAGCCAATCGGAATAATCTTCGCCATGCATGCCGTGACCGTCGTCATCTTGTCCCTTGGTGGCGATGCCCGTGATTGCAAGCAGCGTGTACCGCTGTAGATAGGTGACCGTGCTGGCGATTTGCTGAATGGTGTTTTTGCCCCCGCTCGCGTCCGGTGGCGCATTCATAGCAACACTCTCGGAATGCCCTAGTGCGTGTGTTAATACGCATTCGACCGCGATACGTCCATCGTTCTGCACCACATTCCAACGATGTGAAAGGCCGTGTTTGGCAAGGAGCGGACAGACCGCGTCCGTAACATCGGAGAGTTCGGCGTGGTCATAACTTGTGACATCACCGGACCGGTTCGCAAACTCCACATGTTTACGTTTTTCGATGGTTACCGGCTCCGATTTGAACGCGGTTAGGGCGTTCACGAACCCTTTGCGCGCTTCGTTTGCCTCCCATCGCTCCTGTAAGCCCATCAGCTTTTCGAGCTTGTCCAGGTCCGCGCCCTGTTGCACGGCGAGTTGCAACAAGTAGGCCGGCGTGGCCTGCGCTACCATTTCTTGCGGCTTCGTTTCGATTTTCGCGACTGCGTTCATGCTTGTTCCTTGGCGGGAACGCCCGCCAGCGTGTGAGAATGGATACCGGCACCAGTCACCCCGGCCGGTGCGGGGAAGGAGGGCGCGCGGACTGGTTCGCGCTGGGGAATGGCCGGGTGCTCCGGACTCTCACCGGATAGACCCCTAACCGTAGGCGCTGTATTGCCGTGCTCGCGTGGCTCGGCCTCAAGCGTCTGGCCACTGAAGGGGCGTTGCACTCCAACGTGCAACCGTGCCGCCTTGCTCACGCCGGCACCCGTGTTAATCGGTTCCGGCACGGTGACGCGCCGGGGTTTGTTCGCTGCCGCGATGACCCGTTTTGCGGTTTCGTAGTCGGGCAACTCGGCACGATGTCCGCCGCGCGAAAGCAGCGACTGCGCGCGATACCGGACATTGATCTCGTGCGCTGGCGGCGTATGCGGAAGCCGTGACCACGGAGCCGCGCCGTACACGATGGGCTTGATGGCAGTCTCCGGCATCGGGCAATCCACGATGCTAAGTTTGCGGACGGCGTTCATGGCGTTACCTCGACGATGCGATCAACAAGCTGTTGCGCCAACGACTCGCACTCGCCCACGCAGTAATCCAACGTGCGGTGTATGCCATCGCCACGTGTCCACATGAATGGTTCGTCTGGATACCTGCGCCGTTGCTCAGCGGAATACTCGTCCGATGGCGCGTCTCCGGCGTGTCCGCAATCGAACCCGAACCACCAGAGGCCATCGCTCGACGCGGGATAGTCGGAACTGCCGCCCGAGTAGGTCAGACCGCCGTGCACGTCGAATACAGCATCAAGCCGCGCCTTCCCGCCGCAGCACAACAACGGGATCAGTCCGCGCTTGCCAACGGTTTCGTCGGCCGGGAATCTCACGGCTGGCGACTCGTCGGTGTAATCAACGCCGTGGAGAGGGTGATCCTTACTAACCGCCACGTATCCGCAGCGACGGCCCATGCTGCCCATGATCACGACTGCCCGAAACCCGGCGTGTGTCGTCCAGTCCTTCTCGACAGTGAACGCTCTCATGGCGTCACCCGCAGGTTTTCCACCAGCGCCACAACGCTCCACGGCCCCTGCAGTGGGTAGTCTGCGTTCGCGACAGTCGCTTGCGCCTTCGCGACATCTGCGTTATCCGTGAGCTTCCACGGCACCAGCGCGCCATCGGACGTGCCGACGATGCCGTACCAGGTCTTGCGCTTCGGAAGCGCTGCAATTTCCGCGTCGGTCATGCCGACTTCCTGCAATGTCAAAGTGGTCATGGTCAAAACCCTCTCGTTGAATACTTAGCCAGCGACGCGGCTTCGTCTGCGCATCGCTCGTGGTAGTCCCGGATCGCGTACTCGATAACCTGTTCCTCGCTTGGCGGCTCGCCGATGTGGTTCTCGAGTTCACGGATCAGTCGCGGCAAGTTGTGCTCGTACACCAACGCGCCACGGTCCATGCACGCATCCGCGATGTAGCGCAGGTCAAGCTCGAACGCGTCATCGTCGGGAATCGGCAGGGCGTTCATGGCCGCACTCCCGTCAATGCCACGTACACCACGATCCCGCAGGCGATGAACCAGCCCACCGAGAGCTTCGTGAGCGCCCGCGCAAGGATCGAGTCAAGCTGCGATTCCGTGTACAGGACGGGTTCCCAGTCGTCGTCGGCGAGGTCTGGTGTTTCGGCCATGTCGGCGGGGCGCGCAGTGCGCCAGTTGGCGGCGTTCATGCGGCCTCCTTGTCGGTCTTGGTCGCAACCGGCTTGCCGTTGATATCGACCTCGACGCATGCACGCGCTACACGCGGCGCTTTGGCCTTGGCTGTTTCGCCAGGAATCTGCACGAGTTCCGAAACGCGCACACCGACTGCCACAAACTTGGTTGCGCCGGAGTGATAAGCGAGCGCGTGCACTGGCGTTGGACCGAAATGAAGACCGCCGCCACAAACTGGCGCGGGGTTCCAGTCGTCGCACGACGGCTTACTGCCCGGCGAATAATCCGTGCCGCGATCCGTGGTCCACTTGTCGTTGACGGCCTTGTAGAGCGTCGCAATGCCACGCTTGACTTCAACGCCGTGGTATTGGCACCACGCCGCACCATCCATTTCATCGACATGCGTGTGATCGAGAATCACGCCGCCCTGCACGTTGACCGTGGAGTGGTGCAGATGGACTGCAACCAGCGGCGCGGCTGTGACCGTGGACGAGTCGTAGGCCCTGACCGTGGACGAGTCGCAGGCCCTGACCGTGGACGAGTCGCAGGCCGTGACCGTGGACGAGCCGCAGGCTGTGACCGTGGACGAGCCGCAGGCCCTGACCGTGGACGAGCCGTAGGCCGTGACCGTGGACGAGCCGTAGGCCGTGACCGTGGACGAGCCGTAGGCTGTGACCGTGGACGAGCCGCAGGCCCTGACCTCAAGCCACACGCCAGCGGGCGATAGGATGTCGATCAATTCGATCTTGTCTTTGATCGCCTGATCAAGCTCGGCTTGCGACGTGACAGTGCGCGTACTCACGGCGTCACCTCTTGCACATCCTTGGCGACGGCCTGCGCGTGCTGCTGCGCGGCTTCGGTGATCGCGCGGGAGAGGTCGTCGCGGAGTTGGATGGCTTCAGCCAGAGACACCCGCAGATATTTGCCGAAGCCATCATCCCCAACGTCCACACGGATCGTGTCTGTATCTGTGCTTACGCAGACCGGACCTTGGGTCCACATCGAGATAAGTGCCACGTTCGTCTCCTAGTTCAATTCGTCCACGAGCGCTTCCGCCCGTGCCAGCGCCGCCCTTTCGGACGCGCGCAGTTCGCCCTCGCGCAAACGCACGATGGGAATGAGATGCTTGAGTTCGGCGACGGCTCGGTTGCGCTGCGCCGTTACGCGCGGGGCGGACGCCATGCACTCGGCCTCGTCCTTCCCGCGATAGCAGATCCCGACGATCCCGGTGGTGTTGCGGATTTCCCAGTAGCCGGCGACGCGGCGGCGACTGTGCCTGACGGTCCAATGCTTGATGCGGTGGTTTGCCATGCCCAACTCCGTTGCCGCTGGATCGCGACGACAGGAGTATCTAAACACAGTGTTTAGTACGATGTCAACACTATGTTTAGTTGATGCTCAACAAATTCAGACAATGTTCATATTTCGGGCACGAAAAACCCCGCCGGAGCGGGGTTCTGGGATCGAAGCGGGAAGGGGAAGGGCTAGTGGACGAGCTTCGCGATTGCGAACGCAACAGCCGCAGCGGTTCCTGCAAGCGCAACCGAGGTTCCAACGAACCACTGAATGAGGACGCGCCCCATCTTTTCTAGGTCGGCCTTGGTGGCCAACGAAGGCAGGGTAGCCTCGATACGCGCGAGACGTTCGCAGCTAGCGATCATTGCATCTTCGAGTCTGGCAACGCGCGCTTCCATGCCTCCATCATGGGGCGGCTCGCCGCCGTGCGCAAGTGGGGTAACCTTGCCTGCTAACTTGGGGTGATCGTAGATAGAGGAAATGCTCATGTTGCTGGATCCGGGTTGTCTTTGAGCCACTGCGCCACGCGCTTGCGTGCCACCATCCATAGGTAGGCGCAGTTGTCACAAACTAGCACCAGCGCAGGCAGCACAGCGTCCGGGTAGACCAAGGCGTCGCCACCAAGCCTTAGCATGGCAACGCCCTCGACGGCATCTTCCGTCAGGACTTCCCACCTGTTTTCGCCGCAGCAGGGGCACTTTCGATCGACGTTGCGCGTGTCCATAAAGCGGCTCAAGGCAGCACGGCTGATAGTCGGCTCGCCTTTGGGCGGTTCGGTCGCGGATTGTTCATCGGCCACAGCGTTCCCCTGTTCACCTTGCGTAACAATTGTCAAACTTTCTGCAGGATTTCTGAACGAAACCCGGCCGCTTTTGGCCCCGTCCATGCACGTTATCCGTGTCGCATCCGGTGAGCCTGTTCGCCGGTTGACTGACCCGACAGGAGGAAATCATGGGTATCGCGTTAGATCCTACTTACCGCGTTTGGTGTAACGCCCAGAACCGGCGCGCCGTAGAACTTGGGTTGCCGCTTCCTCTGCGCTCCGAACTTCGCGAGCGATTTCTACGAGTCCACCAAGAAAGCCCTGTTCCGGCGAAAAATGAGACTCTTCCGCCACGCGCTCAACGTCCTCCAGAAAAGCCGCGGCTGACCCTTGCGTTCTCTGCAAAACAGCCACAACCAAGCTCTCAAGCGCAACCTGAAGCGCAAGAACATCGTCACTTGCACGTCGTTCCTTCGTAAAGATCGGCTGCACCTCAGACGGCTGCGCAAGTGGACCATCAAGAATGGTGAGCGGATCACACCTATAGACGCGTCCCGCCTCATTTGCGCCAGCCTTTGAGATTCCGCGCTTTTCCCAGTTGTGAAGCGTCTGAGCGGAAATATTGAGACTTCGCGCAACATCCGCGGGCGCAGCATCGCCATGGCCTCTTGCGATCCCATAGAGGCGCTCGATCGATGCATGCATTGGCTTGGCTGCCTTCTTGGTCACAAGCGATAGCTTGGCGCATCTAAACAAAATGTTGCTACACACCATGTTGCATTTCGTCTAAACATGGTGTTTACTATGCGGCATGGAGAAAAATCACCCTGATGCCGCTCTGATCGCCGATCTCGGCGGCCCGGCCGCGGTGGCCAAAAAGCTTGGATGGGACAAACCTGGATCAGTGCAGCGCATCCAGAACTGGACCGTGCGCGGCATTCCTGCGCGCGTGCAGTTGGATCATCCCGACGTCTTCGGCAAGCAAGAGAAGGCCGCGTGATGTGGCTGGTGCTTAAAACAGGCCCTCGGTCAAGTATCGCTTCAGCCATCCGTGACGTGTTCGGTAGGCGATCCACTTTGCCGCTCGCCACCACAAGGCCGCCACTGTCAGACCCGAAAGCCCGAGCGCAGACAAGGTTTGGGCTGGACTTGTCGCGAGCCATCGATGGAAAGCGGATGCGATTGCGCTGGGCGAAGCCTGCGTCAGCCAAAGCATCGTCAGCACCAAGCACCACAGGGCAAGGTGCGCCATGAGAAACAGCGTCCGGTGCATCAAGCGCGCTATCCGGAACGCTGTGCGCAGCGCGGCATCCGCCACTTGTGGCGTCGATAACGAAATTTCTGATTCCACGATTCCCTCCGGTGGTGGGCTGATGACTGTCGCAAGCGCAGTCTACCGCCGTGAGGGTGCTGTTCCGTTCCATCGCTGAAGTCCAATCGCCGCGCGAGAGCTGCGCGGTTTTTTATGGTCCACGGATGGGCTTCCAACAGCATCCAACGATAGTCGATTCCCGTTCAGGTAAGCCCCATGGATCAACCTGCACTTTTCCACGAATCGCTCTATGACGCGCTGAAAGACTGCGTTCGCGCGATCGGGAAGCCTTGCGAAGTAGGGAAGGCCATGCGCCCGGAAAAGTCCCAGGATGAGGCGCGGACGTGGCTCTCCAACTGCTTGAATCCGGATCGGCCCGAAAAGCTCGACCCCGAGCAAGTGCTGTGGCTACTCCGCGAAGCGCGCAAGGTCAACTGTCATGCGGCGATGGCGTACATCGCGCGCGAAAGCGGGTACGCCGACCCGCAGCCCATCGAACCGGAAGACGAACGCGCGACGTTGCAGCGCGAGTACATCGCCGCTGTGAAGACGCTCGCGGCCATCACGACGCGCATCGAGCGCAACGGGTTGCGTGCCGCATGACGCCCGCAGAACTTTCCCGCCGCTTCTACCTGCGCAGCATCAAGACGCTGGTGGATTGCTGGCTGCTGAAAATCTCCCTCGATCCACGGTGGCTGCCATGACCGCACGCAAGCCCAAGGCCCGCAAACCGGCGCCGCGCAAGCGTTCCGCGCCGACGCTGACGGAACGCGTGGAAATGATCGAGAGGTGGATTGAATCCGCGAACAAAAACGCGGCTGACGCGTACACCGCCATCGCCAAAGAACACGCGGCGATCTATGCACGCATCAATGCTCTCGAAACCCGCGCGCAATTCCGCGACGCCAGCCACGACGAGCCGGTGAGCAATGCCGGCGAAGCAGTTGGGCAGCACTTCACGCTCATCGATGAACTTCCGCGCGCGTCTTGGTGGCGGCGGCTCCTGACCTTCATGAGGCTGCCGTGAACATGTGCCACGCACTGCCCACGGGCGAACTGCAGGAAATGGACCCGGCGTCCGCGCGCGCTTACGCATCGCACCTCGCAGACAAGCTCCCCCAGGTCGAAGAGAACGAGCAGGCGGGCATGCTGCGCGCCATCCGCGAACTGGAATTCATCGCGACGCCGGCTGCGCACTTCGACATGGATTACTTCACGCCGCGCAATTACGTGCCCGGCTGGGTGCCGAATCCATGACCGGCCCGAAGCTCCGCACGCTGCAGGCGGTCCGAACGACTGCCGACACGATCGAAGAGGCGCTTACCGCGCTGATGCACGTCATGTCGGACAAGTCCATCCCGTATCCGGTGCGGCGCTCCTGCGCCGTGGCGCACACGGATCTGCATGGGTGCCGGTCACCGGAAACAGTGCGGCGGATGGAACGAGAGCAGGGATTGCGATAACGGTTTCCGCACCGCCTAGCCAGGAGTCATGCCCTGGCGACAAGCCGAACGTCCCGGCTGGCGGTTGCGGAATTCAACTGGACGTTGCGGCGGGAAACCTATGCGGGATTACGCGAAATTCGTTCCAACCTTCTGGACAGGCTCAACCGGTCGCGCACTTCGTGCGAGGGGCTTGGAAGGGGCTTTGGTTGGGGCATACCTGGTCACCTCACCGCACTCAAACATGCTCGGCCTGTACTACCAGCCTATTTTGTACATGGCGCACGAAACCGGCTTGGGCATCGAAGGGGCATCGAAGGGGCTTCGCGCTTGCATTGATGTTGGGTTCTGCAAATACGACGAGGCCACAGAAACGGTGTGGGTTATCGAGATGGCTTCATTCCAAATTGCCAATGAACTCAAGCCATTAGACAAAAGGTGTCCCGGTATCCAAAAGGACTATGACGCGCTGCATGACAACCCATTCTTGGCTGAGTTTTTCGACAAGTACAAGACCGCTTTTCATCTCACGAACAAAAGGGGCATGGAAGGGCCTTCGAAGCCCCATCGAAGCCAAGAGCAGGAACAGGAACAGGAACAGGAGCAGGAGCAGGAGCAGGAGCAGGAAAAAGAATTACGGCTTACGCCGTTACGTGCCGCCGATGAAGCGCGGCACGCCGTCAATGGATTCGCGCCAATCATCGAGACCTATCACGAGGCGCTGCCGAACTGCCTTCGCATCACGGTGCTGAACCCGAAACGGAAACGTCGTCTCGCTACCGTCCGGAAGCTGGCGAAGCAGCTTTGCGAGCAACAGGGCTGGCCCTACGACGAGCGCAGGTTCTTTTCCGCCTACTGGCACGAGTGCGCCAATGACCCGTGGCTGCGCGGCGATGTCGCGAACCCGCACAACCCGCGCTGGAAACAGAACCTCGACGTGCTCCTGGCGGAAGATCGTTTCGCGACGGTGATGGATCATGCGATCGAAGCAATGCGGGGTGACGCATGAGCGCGGTGCTTCCGGAACGGCATTCGTCGCGTGTCGACGTGTTGCGTCAGCCGCCGTGGTCGCTGGAAAACGAACAGTCCGTGATTGGCGGCCTGATGCTGGCTCCGGAGGCGCTGGCGTCGGTTTCGGACTGGCTGCACGAGGATGATTTCTACAAGCGAGAGCATCGGATCATCTTCAGCGCCATCTGCCGGCTCGCATCGCAAAAGGTCCAGGTCGACACCGCGACGCTATTGGCGCAACTTGAGGCCGATGCGACCCGCGAACAGGTTCCGCCAGCGTACATCTACGAACTGGCGAACAACACGCCAAGCGCGGCCAACATCACCGCCTACGCGGAGATCGTCGTCGAACGATCTCGGCTCCGGAAGGGCATCGAGATTGGCACGAAGTTGGCATCCGCGTCGTTCGACCCTGGCAGTCGATCGGAACTCGTGATCGCGGACGCGATGCATAAGCTCGCGCAGCTTCAGGTCTCGCGCATCCGTGGTGATCTTCGTCCATCGAGTGATCTTGTGCGCGAATGGTTCGCTGATCTTTCGAGCAGCTACGCACGCGGCGACACCGTAACCGGCATGCCGACGCCATGGGGCGAACTCGACAACCTGACGCACGGACTGCAGTCCGGGGACCTGATCCTGATCGCGGCGCGCCCGAACATGGGCAAGTCCGTGATGGCGATCCAGCTCGCGTTCCACGCGGCGTTGTTCGGGAATATCCGCACGGCGGTGTTCTCGCTGGAAATGACTTCGAAGCAGGTGCTCGGACGCGCCGCAGCCGGCCTTGCGGGTATTCCGTACAGCTGGGTGATGGCGCCGCAGAACGACGAGTCGCATTGGACGCACATCGGCGCCGTCGCGACCAAGCTCAGCAGCGCGCCGGTGTGGATCGATGATGCGCACGGGTTGTCGATCGACCAGATTGCGGCGCGCGCGCGGCGGATGCACCTGCGTTCGAAGATCGGGCTGCTGATCGTCGACCACCTGCACGAAATCAAACTCTCCGGGCGCACTTCGTCCGAACGCACCTACGAACTCGGCCAGGTAGCCGCGGAGTTGAAGGGGTTGGGCAAAGAGTTTGACTGTCCCGTCGTCGCGCCGGCGCAGCTCAATCGCGATTTGCTTGGCCGTCCGGACAAGCACCCACAGATGTCTGACTTGCGCGGAAGCGGGGATCTCGAACAGGTCGCGGACCTGATCTTGTTCCTGCACCGCGAGGACTACTACGACAAAAAGACGCACCTCAAGGGCGTCGTCGACGTCGAGATCGGCAAGGGGCGCAACATTCCCACGGGCACGCGCATCCAGCTTGCCAACCGCTTCGACGTGATGCGCCTGGACAACTGGGAAGGCGAGCTTCCGTTGCCGCCGGCGCGTCCTCAATCCGCATCGAAAAAGCGGAACTCCTTCGTGCCTGATCCTGTCGCGGAGGCGTACGCCGAGTGAACGCCCAGCCCGCCAAGCGAAAGAAAGACCGTCGCGCGATTTACCTTCGCGTGCATCGTGTCGTGATGCCGGAAACCGGCGAGATCGTCGGCGCGCTCATTCCGGAATCGATCATCTCCCAGCGCGAGATGCGCGAGCGCGCGCTGAAGGCCGGGGACGTCCTGCGCTGCGAACTGCGGAAGAAGCGCAACCCGAAGTATTGGCGGCTGGTGCACGCGCTCGGTGGCCTGCTTGCTGACCAGGCGGAAGGGTACGAAGGGCTGACGCAGCACAAGGCGTTGAAGAAATTGCAGCGCGAAGCGAACGTCGAATGCGATTCGGAAGTGTTCGAGATTCCGGAACTCGGCACGGTTACGCGCTCGGTACCGCGATCGCTGTCGTTCGATGAACTGGACGAGCAGGCGTTCGATGCCGCATGGGCGCAGATGGTGAAACACGCGAGCGTCGCGCTGAAAGGGCTCGACGAGGAAACCATCCAGCAGCTTTGCGAATCGGTGAGCGGGCATGAGTAGCGCATCCGAAAAGCGCTGGTTCGCCGCGGTGGCATCGCTGGAAAACTGCGTGCTGTGCGGCCGTTCAGGCGTGCAGGTTTCGCACTCGAACATGCTGCGGGGCATGGGTCAGAAATCGGCCGAATGGAATACCGCGGCGCTTTGCCCCGACTGCCATTTCGAGATCGACAGTGGCCGCGATCTTGGCAAATCCGAACGTCGCGCGCTGCACTTTCGCGCGATCACTTTGACCCATGATCGGCTCATTCGGGCCGGAAGGCTGGTTTTGAAATGACGATTGAAATCACGGTGTACGGCATGCCCGCTCCGCAGGGGTCGAAGAAGTTCGTCGGCATGGTCAACGGCCATGGAATGATGGTCGAGTCGTCGAAGAAGGTGAAGCCGTGGCGGCAGGACGTGAAGGCCGCGGCGCTGGCGGTTCGCGCGGGCGCTCCGCCCATCAATGGCCCGATCGTCGCGCGCATGGTTTTCACCATGCCGAAACCAGCGTCGGCGCCAAAGCGCAAACGCACGTATCCGGACAAGAAACCCGACTTGTCGAAGCTGGTGCGCTCCACGGAAGACGCGCTCACGGAAGCTGGTATCTGGCGCGACGACGCGCGTGTGGTGGGATACCAGCGCGTGGCGAAGGTTTTCCCAGGCGAGGACCCGGAAGCTCTGGACGTTCCCGGCGTGCGGATCACTGTGATGCGGCTCGAGCACACGCCGGCATGACCGCTCCCGACTGTCTTGGCTACGCGCTGAACATCGAGCGCCGCCGCCCGCTGCGCGAGTGGAAGCGGGCGATCGAAGAAGTACCGGCCGAATGCCGCGCCGAGGTTGAGCAGTACCTGCGCGGCATGGCCGAACGAATCAGGGTGATACGAGGGTTGAGGCATGCGCCAAGCAATAGCGGTCCGCTGGACGGACGGTGAAATCAAACGCCTGCGCCGGCACTTGGATGCAGCGTACGAAGACAAGAAGTACAAAGACAATCCATGCGGCGCAGTCGCCAAGGTGGCAAAAGATTTTGGCGCCACGGCAGCGGAGGTGCGTGAAGTGATCGCGCGCGCCGAGCGAACCAAACGGGCAGAAAGGGGCATGATGGAAACTGCAGCGGCACATCGGCCAAACGAGTCGGACATCTACGCGTTCCAGCGCGGCGGCATTATCCAGCGCATGGAAACCGGGCTGCACCCGCATGCGCCGTGGCGTGATCCTCGCGAGGTTTCGGCAGGCCTGATGTTTCGCGCTGACAACACGCCATGGTCACATACCCTCGCCGGAGCATGCGTCTGGCTGCGCAAGAACCCGCTGGGCATGCACGACGTGAGCAGCGAATTGCTGTGGTGCATCGTCATGCAGGAGCGGTGCGACATCGAGGCCGCGCGAGTCGCAACCGCGCTGAAGCATGCATGGGTGGACATGCATGCGCCTGTGGCCAAGCACGCGCAGACGCCGGCGGGCCTGGTATCCATCGAGGACACCGCGATGATTCTGGTCTCGCAGATCGTGACCGGCGTGCGCACCAAGGCGAAAATCCCGGTGCACTGGCAGCTATGGCGCAAGATGCAGGAATCGGGCGAACGGATGCTGTGGGCGCTGGCGGATCGGGCATCCCGGCGCGCCGTCGCTGCGCTGCGCTGACAAAAAGTAAAGAATGGCGTGGCGCTTGACATTCAAGAGGGAACGGCGAAAAATTCTCCACGCTGAATAACTGTCCCCGAAACCCGCCCAACCGGCGGGTTTTTTGTTGCCCGAAGGGAACCCCATGAACACTGCACAGAACACCGCATCGGTGGTCGTTTCCGCGGCTGGCTCACTGTCCAACAGCGGCACGCTGGTCCTGCTTTCGGGCACAATGCCGGCGACCCCGGAAACCGCGCTGGCGGGCAACACCACGCTGGCGACCGCGACCTATTCGGCGACGGCATTCGGCGCTCCCACGTTCATCGGGGCCGACATGCAGGCCACCGCGAGTTTTACGGCCAACATCAACCCGGTCGCCAACGGCAGTTGCACTTTCGCCCGGCACTACAAATCGGACGGAACCACGGTGATCGCTGACTACAGGGTCGGCTCCGCGTGGATCGCCTCGAACGTGACGGCGGTGGGCCAATACTGCACCAATGGCGGCAACACGTACAAATGCACCACGGCGGGCACCACGGCGGCGAGCGGTGGCCCGACTGGCACTGCAGCTGGGATAGTGGACGGCACCGTCACTTGGAATTACGTCGGCAGCGTTTCCGATACATGGGTTGCATCCACAGTCTATGCAGCGAACGTTGCTGTGGCGAAGGGCGGGAACTGGTATATCGCAGCCATCGGGGGCACCAGTGCGGCTAGTGGTGGCCCGAGCGGCAAGGGCAATGACATCGTGGATGGCACGGTGCATTGGAATTACGTCGGACCGGTTGGGTTTTTCGATCTAACGATGGGCAACTGCAACGTGCAGGTCGGAACTGCGGTGACCGTCACCCAAACACTGGAAGCGGCAGCGGCCTGATGGGCATTGTGGTTACGCAGTCGCAGGCTGCGGCTGCGAAGGCGTCTGTTGCGCTGGCTGCTGCCGGATCGGCAAGCCAGAGCGGCAGCGCCGCGCTTGCATCACGTCTGCCCACTCTGGCGGCTGTCGCAGGGGCATCGCAGCTTGCCAGCGCGCATGCGCTCGGCACTGTGGCGCTCGCGGGCTTGCTGGGTGCGACTGCGAACCAGCAGGCGCACGGCGTCGCCACGCTCGGGAAGCTCGCCAGCACGATCCATGTGCAGGCGCTAAACGTCAACACGGCCGTGATCGTGGCGACGTTGCCGCGGTTGACGGCGGCGGGAACGGTGGCCGCATCACAGCAGGCGTCCGCAATCGCGACGCTGGGCACAATCGCCAGCGAGATCGAAGTTCAGGCGATCAACGTCAACACCGCGCGCATCGTGGCGAGCCTGCCGGCGCTGCGCGGCGTTGGCGCAACGGCTGCAGTCGGCGCGGCGAACGCCGTGGGTCGATTGCCGCTGGCCAGCCATGGCGCGCAATCGGCATCGCAGGCCGTGCACGCGAAAGCCGCACTGCCGAGCTTGTGGACGTCACTCTCGCTGACGGCCGAAGCCACCGGCACATTGCAGGCAACGCTCGGCGCGCTCGCTTCCGTGGTGAGCGTGCAGCCGCCTCCGGCGGGGTATCCGGTGGACGACAACTTCTACATCGTGCTGCCCGCGCGGCCGTTCGTCGCATCACTTCCGGCCCGCGACTTCTACGTTGCGCTGCCGGCGCGCAGTTTCTACGTATTGAACAAGCCATGACAGACCCATTTGATGGCACCAAGGACCCGCGCGAATCGGTGGTGCTGACACTCGACGCGAGTCTCGACTTGGCCGACGGCGAAACGCTGACCGGCATCACGAAAGTTGACGTGACAATGGCGTCGGGCACTGACCCGAACGCGGCGAGCGTTGTCGCGAATCCGATTATCAACGGCGCGCCGATTACGGCCAAGGGCAAGACGCTCGCGCCTGGTACTGCGGTGCAGGCCGAAGCAGTGGGCGGCGTGAGCCCCGCGCACTACCTGATCGCGATTACCTGCACCACCAGCAACCCGGACAAGGTGCTTACCCTCAAAGGCATCCTGCCGGTGTCGGCCAACTGATGTTCGGCGCACTCGCAATCAAGGCTTCCGGGACGGTCACGGCGGCAACAAGCAGTATGTCTATTGTCGAGGTTGTGCCAGGTCAGGCCACCGGCAGTCAGGCGGCGAACGCGACGCTAACCGACGTTCAAGTGGGTGACCAGATATTCGTACTGGGTATCCAGACTTCCGCAACGCCACGCACGCTCGTCATCACCGACACCGCAAGTAACACCTATAGCGTCCAACCACTGACGATTGCCCAAGCGGCGGGCTATGCGCTCATCACTGCGGCGAGTGCTGCGGCGAGCCTGACGGTTAGCTATACGCCGTCAACGGGCACATCGAATCGCGACATCGTTGTTTACCACTTGCGTGGCGCGTCGGCTGCGGTCGATACGGCCCAAGTGATCAGCGGCGGCAGTGTTTCGCACCCGAATGGGGCGACGACCAATTTTGCAGTAACGGCCGCCGCGAAGGCTTTGGTAATCGTGGCGCTTGGCGTCATTACCAATGCCGGCGACAACCCATCCGTGGTTGTCGATGAGATGCCGGGGCGGATTGACGACTTCACCGACACAAGCAGCACGTTCAACGAATACCTTGTTGCGCACATGCAGTCTGATGCGGGGTTTTCGGCGCAGAACATAGGCTTCCATTGTTCGGTGCAGACGAGCGCTAACACTAGCAACACCTACGTTGCGGTGCCATTGAGTTGGACTTGAGCATCATGGATATCGCCATCACTCAAAACGCGGACGGAACCGGCACAGTTACGATTGTCGGTGTTCCGATCACGCCGTACGCCGCGCCTGTTGTTAGTGCCGCGCCGCCTGTCAGTGCGCAGCCTGCGCCGAATTCCGGCGTGACCGTAACCGGATCGCTGGCTGATGGAACTGCCGTCAACCTCGCGTTGCAACCCGGACAGCGTGTGCCGCTGGTGGCTGGAAAGATCGTGGGATCGGCGGTGTATCACGCCGATGGCCGATCGGTCTGCATTGAAAATTGCTATGCAGGCACGACGGCTGACTTGGCCGGCCATTTCACCATCGTCGCGGGTGGCAAGACGCTATTCGATGGTGACCTGACAATCTGGTGCTACGCACGCACGCGACCGTTCTGGATCAACGCGCCTGCGGTGAATGCCAGCGCAGACTTGAGCATGTTCGCGCCGCTAGGGCCTGCCAGCGCACAGCCGTCCATGTACGACGCCTACACCAAGGCGGACAACTCGCCGATGGGATGCGGCTTGATCTACCCCTCATTCGGCGCTACCGGCGAACGTCCAGACCTGGGCCCGCTGCCGCAATGGGATTCAGCATGGTTGGTCAACCCGAGTGCTGAAAATGCGCAGGTTGTTCGCGGTCAAGCGGATGCGTGCGCGGTATTTCCTGCACACGTCATCGATCCCAAGATGAACAAAATGTTGCTGGTGACGGATTACCCGCAAGCCAGCTTCAATGGCACGGGCAAGATCGGCAATCCGATTCTTCCATTTACCAGCGCGACGCCCTACGCGATGGCACAAGCGCAGGCGCACGCATCGATGTTTGCGGCGCTGGCGTCGGCCATCTATGGCACCGAGTACGACAAGGAAGAGCTTGCGTTGTGGGCCAATTACTACGGCAGCTTGTGGCAGAGCGCCGGGTATCGCTTTGCAGACGGGATGTGCCAGACCGCGCATTGCCAGACACGCGGCGTGGCGCGTTGCCTTGTGATGCTCATCTACGCAGCGAAGCTCACCGACTACCAAGCGCTGTTTGAGAACTGGATCAACGAACTGCTGACCGACCTCGTGGCGCGGCAAGCGCCGGGGCTTCCGCAGTATTACTACCCCGTTGCGGGCGGTGGTCAAAGCCCGTGGTTGCAGTACTACTTGATGTTTGCGCTGGGGCTTGCGATCCAAAACGGCTACACCGCGGCGCAGCCGGTGCTGGATTGGCTCGCGCAATTCGCGTTTTCTGCCGTGCTGGACGCACCTCATGAAATGGCGACGCTGTACAGGGTTGGCTATCAGGACGCCACGGGCAAGCTTGCGCCAGATTATCTCTCGGCCCTGAACATCGAAGCGTTGACGAACACCGAAGTCGCGGCAGCGCTGAAATGCGCCGAGGGGACGCAGGCGATGCAGGTCGCGCTTGGCTACCCGAACAATTCACCGGGAGATTTCGCCGGCAACCCAGGCGCGGCCGACAACTTCGTTGCGATGCTGCGGACGGGTCTGGCGATGGCGAAGTCGTATTGCACCGATCAGGCACGCGCGTCGGCTGCGTGGACCAAGTATCTCGCGCATGAAAAATGCGATTTCAGCGTTAATCCGAAATACGACATCGCGACGAGGGTTGCGTGATGACCGAACAGGGGGAGCGCACGCTGTCCGACGCTGATGTTCAAGCGATTGCAGCGGCTCTTGAATCCCGATTGGCGAATCGCGTGGTGAGGGGCGCCGGGGTAGGAGTCCTGCAGCTCGTGAAGCGCCTGTTGTTCTGGGCAATCGTGGGGCTGTTCGCCTACGGCGTGGCGCACGGGTTCGGGCGATGATCGAGCTTCCCGCCAGCAATGACGACGTCGTGGCGCATGCGATCAACCCGGCACTGGACTTGTTGCCGAACATGGCCAGCGACGAAGCGCGTGTGTTGCAACTGGCGATCGGCCGGCAGGAAACCAATTTCGCGGCCCGGGCGCAGATTGGCGGCCCGGCGCGCAGTTTCTGGCAGTTCGAGCGCAATGGCGTGCTGGCAGTGATGCACCACCACGCGAGCGCCCCGCATGTGTTCGAGTTGTGCGGCAAGCTCGATATTCCGTACGGCTCGAATGCGATCTACAACGCGCTGCTGACCGACGACGTGCTCGGCGCGGCGATGGCACGGTTGCTGCTGTGGACCGATCCGCGACCATTGCCGGCGATCGGCGACAAGACCGGCGCGTGGGATCTGTACGAGCGCACCTGGCGTCCTGGTAAGCCCGCATATTCGCGGTGGAGCGATGCCTACGATCAGGCTATCGAGGTGATTGCATGAAACTCGTTCCCGACTGGAAACAATGCTGGCGCTGGAACTCCATGCACGCCATGGGTTTCGCTGGCGTGGTCATTACCGTATGGAACCTTCTGCCGGAAGATTTCCAGAACGCGTTCCCGCATCACGTGGTGCTCGGGCTGGCATCCGGCACGTTGGCGCTTGGGATCATCGGGCGATTGCGTGACCAAGGAACTCCGCCGCCCAAGCCGCCCGTGCCGCGATCGAACGACTTTCACCAAGGATCAGACTGATGGCTGCGCTGTGGGCTGCGATCTGCGCGTCGAAGCTCGGGCGATGGGTGGCTGGTGTCGCGCTGACGGTCGGGGCGTTGATTGCCGCACTGTTGGTTGCGTTCGTTAAGGGCAAGCACGCGCAGGCGGACCGGGACAAGGCCAAACAGGCCGAGGAAGAGGCCGCATTCGGGCGCCTGGCGCAGCAGACCCAGACGGACGCGGGCACCGCGGCGGCGAAGGTGCGCGATGACGCTGCTAAGCAACCCCCGCCGGATACGGACAAGCGCAATGACCTTGATTCCACGTTCTAGCGTGCTGGCGCTCGTTGTGCTGGCAGGCTGCACGACAACCGTGTACCGGACCGTGCCGCTACCTATACCGGCGCGGCCGGTGCTGACGCCGGTCACGGCAAGCGCGCTGCAATGCCTGGCGCCCGAGACCTACGCAACGATCGTCAACCGCGAACGCGGTTACAAAACATGGGGCCTTGAGCTCGAGGCCGTCATCAAGGCCAACAACGCGAAGGCCAAGCCGTGAAATTTCACTGGAAACCGCTGGCATGGGCGATACGGCTGGCGTTGTACGGCTGACATGGCACGAATGAAGTACACCCCCGAGATCGCGGACACCATCTGCGAGCGCGTGGCAGCTTGCGAGGCCGTGCACCAATTCGCCGGGACGGATGGGTTGCCGAGTGAGAGCGCCATCTATGACTGGCTGAATAAGTACCCCGAGTTCGCGGAGAAGTACACGCGCGCGCGCGAGCGGCAGGCAGACCGCATGGTTGCCGAGTGCCGCGAGATTGCCGACACGGACAAGGAAAAGATGGGCGCCGTGGAACGCGATCGATTGCGCGTGATGGTGCGCCAATGGGGGGCCGAACGGATGGCGCCGAAGAAATACGGGGCGCGGCTCAAGCAGGAAGTGAGCGGCCCGAACGATGGACCCATTGAGATTGCCGATGCATCCCGCAAACTGCTCGACATGCTTGATCGTCGAGCGCCTTCAGGAACTGTCGGCTGACGAGCGCGCGGTGGTCATTGCCGCGCAGCCGGAGAGGCTCGTCAGCGAGATCGTTGGGCACTGGTGGGCGTGGGCGCGGCCTGACCAGAGGCTACCGGACGGCGATTGGACGTATTGGCTGATCCTCGCTGGCCGCGGCTACGGCAAGACGCGGACGGGCGCGGAAACGGTGCGCCAGTGGATTGCAGACGGGTTTCAGTACGTGAACCTGATCGGCGCGACGGCAGACGATGCCCGCGACATCATGGTGCAGGGCGAAAGCGGGATTCTGGCGATATGTCCGCGGCGTGAGCGCCCCGAATACAAACCGTCGCAGCGCGCGTTATTGTGGCCGAATGGCGCGAAGTCGCTGATCTTCACCGCCGACGAGCCGGAACGACTTCGCGGCAAGCAGCATGAAAAACTGTGGGCCGATGAATTGGCTGCGTGGCGCTATGCCGAGTCTTGGGATCAGGCCAAGTTCGGATTGCGACTCGGGATCAAGCCGCAAGCTGTAGCCACCACCACACCGCGACCTACGGCAATGGTGCGGGCGCTGCTTGCGGACAGCGCAACGCACGTCACGCGCGGCAACACCGCCGACAATCGGGCGAACCTGGCACCATCGTTTTTCGACGCGATCCTGAAGCGCTACGAAGGCACGCGGCTGGGTCGGCAGGAAATCGACGGCGAATTGCTGGACGACAACCCGAACGCGCTATTCACGGTCACCGACATCGACCGCGCGCGCGTACGGACGGCACCGGAGTTGCAGCGCATCGTGGTGGCGATTGACCCCGCCGCGACGAGTGGCGAGGAATCGGACGAAACCGGCATTGCGGTCGCTGGCGTAAATGGCGATCACGGGTACGTGCTGGCGGACCGCGCTTTGCGGGCGTCGCCGGAAAAGTGGGCCCGGCGCGCGATCGAGGCGTACTACGAGTTCAAAGCTGATCGGATCGTTGCCGAGTCGAACAACGGCGGCGAGATGGTGGCGAGCGTCATCCGTTCGGCGGATGCGAACGTGCCGGTGAAGCTGGTCACGGCCAGCCGCGGCAAGGCTATTCGGGCGGAGCCCGTGAGTGCGCTGTACGAACAAGGGCGAGTCCACCACGTCGGATCGTTTCCGGCGCTGGAGGACCAGATGACGCAGTTCGACCCGTCAGAAACGTCGCAAAAATCGCCGGACCGCATGGATGCGCTGGTGTGGGCCGTCACGGAATTGATGTGCACCAACCGCAGCACCGGAATCCTTGATTACCTGACTGCCGAGCGCGAACGCGTGGCGGCAACACGAGAGACGGACACCCATGGCGCGACCTTCAGGCGGGACTGAAATGCCCCTTGAGGGGTTGTTGCAGCGCATGAAGCGCGGGATCGGCTACGCCTTCACCGGGAACGCCGACTGGTTCGGGCCCGGCCAGCCCGTTCCGCCTGGTGCGCCCGCAGAGGTCGAGGGTCGGCAGTTCCAGATGCCGATCAGCATGAACACGCTGATCCAGACCAAGACCGAAGGCATACGGTTTAGCCAGTTGCGCATGATGGCCGACACCACGGACATCATCCGGTTGCTCATCGAGGAACGGAAAGACCAGCTTTGCGCGCTGGACTGGACGATCCACAAGAAGGGCGACGACATCCGCGGGCGCGGCAAGCCCGTGCAGGACACCAAGTCGCACGCGATCGAGACGTTTCTTGCATCGCCCGACCAGACACAGCCGTGGCATTCGTGGCTGCGCATGCTGCTTGAGGACATGTACGTTCTGGACGCGGCCAGCCTGTACGTGCAGCGCACCAAGGGCGGCAAGCTGTACGCGTTGCGGCCAATCGATGGCGCGACCATCAAGCGCGTGATCGATGGCCACGGCTGGACGCCTGCGCCACCGCTGCCGGCGTACCAGCAGATTCTCAACGGCATCGCGGCATCGGACTACACCACCGACGACCTGTTGTATCTGGTCCGCAACGTGCGCGCGAACCGGATCTATGGTCTGTCGCACGTCGAGCAGATCATCGTGCTCGCCAAGACGTGGCTGGCGCGGCAGGCATCGAACCTTGAGTACTACGACAAGGGCAGCGTTCCGGACGGGTTTCTCTCGGCATCGAAAGACTGGGGCGCGCAGGAGATCAAGAAATTCCAGGACCTGTTCGACGATCAGCTTTCGGGCCAGTTGGGCGAGCGCCGCAAGATCAAGGTTGTTCCGCCCGACGCCAAGTTCACCGCGACCAAGGAACCGGCGCTCAAGTCCGACTACGACGAGTGGCTGGTGCGCATCGCGTGTTTCTGCTTCAGCGTGCCACCGATCCCGTTCATCAAGGAAATGACCCGTGCGACCGCCGACCAGTCGGCCTCGCAATCGCAGTCTGGCGGATTGGAATTCGACCGCCGTTGGGTCGAGCGCGTGATGAATGGCATCATCGCGACGCAGTTGGAGTCACCGGAGTATGAGTTTTCGTTTCAGGATCGGGAATCGTCCGATCCGCTGGAGCGTGCGCAGATCGACCAGATTTACGTCACCTGCGGAGTGTTGCAGCCCGACGAGGTGCGCGGCGACTTGGGGCTGGCACCGTTGCCGAGGGTTGAGGCTGACCCGAGCGCGGACCCGGACGGCCAGCCGTCGAAACCGGGCCAGCAACAGGACGATGCCGCGAAGCCACCGAAACCCGGCGTCGAGGCGATGGCACACGACCATCTGCATAAGGCGGCCGAGCCGCTGACGGAATCGATGCGGAAGGTCAGGGATGCTTTCGTGGTGGCGCTGGGCGAAGTGCGCGATGTCGTGGCGGGTGAAGGTGTCACCAAGGCCGCCGGCGGTGATGGCGGCAAGGACGTTCCGAAGAAAGGCGATGACTGGTGGCTGATGCTTGCCGATCGCATGGACCTGTCGGGCCTGTCGCTGGCATGGGATGACTATTCGGACACGCTGGTCGCGGAAGCGCCCAACGGGGCGAAAGAGACCATTGCGCGATTGGTGCGAACTGATCCGAAGTTGGACTTGTCGTCGCTGTTTGGCGTCGATCAGCAAGCCGTGGCGTGGGCCAACCAGCACGCGGTCGAGATGCTGACCCGGGACGGCAATGGCGGCAAGATCGCGCAGGCCACCCGCGACATGCTGCGGGAGGCATTGGCAACCGCCGTCAAGAATGGCGATACCGACGCCGCGATCATCAAGATGTTGCGGACGGCCTACGCGTTCAGCCCAGAACGCGCCGAGTTGATCGCGCGCACCGAAGTGCGGGACGCGCAGGGCGCAGGCGGATTGATCGGCGCCAAGGCGGTCGGCATGGACGAGAAGAGCTGGCTCTTGTCGAATGATGAGGGCATTTGCCCGTTGTGCGAAGCGAACGCGGCACAGGGCTGGATTCCCATCGGCGCGGCGTTCGTGTCCGGCGCGCAGCATCCACTGCAACACCCGCGGTGCAGGTGCGATGCGATGTACCGCAGCAAACCCCAAGAGGATTGAACCATGCAGATTTTCGCGCGACTGACCAAGGTCAACGAATCCGAGCGCACCGTCGAGGGCGTCATCGCCGACGAGACGCCGGATCGTGCGGCTGAAGTATTCGACTACGCGGCATCGAAGCCGCACTTCCAGGCATGGTCGGAGGGCATCGCCAAGGCCACCGATGGCAAGAACCTCGGCAACGTGCGCGTGATGCACGGCAACACCGTGGCAGGCGTCACCAAGGCCATCGATTTCGATGATGCAGCCAAGGCCATCACGGTCAAGGCGCATATCGTGGACGACAACGAATGGAAGAAGACGCTCGCGGGGTGCTACACGGGGTTCAGCATCGGGGGCCGCTACGAAAAGAAATGGGACGATGGCGACCTGAAGCGCTACGCCGCGATCCCAAGCGAGTATTCGCTGGTGGATCTGCCGTGCAACCCGGCTGCACAGTTCACCGTCGTGAAGGCGGATGGCACGCAAGAACTGCGCAAGTACGACACCAGCCGAACAGACGCGCGGCAGGCGCTCGCCGAAAAGCTGGCCAAGCGCGCGGACGCGGTTTCGCCTGTCGCCAAGAGCATCGCTGCGCTACTCGGCCTGCCCGTCGAAAAGGGCATGTGCACGGTCGCCGAGCTGTCCGACATTCTCGGCCGGCTCGGTTGGGTCGCCGACGATTCCGAATGGGAAGCGAAATGGGAAGGCGACGGATCGACCGTGCCGGCTGATTTGCGCGATGCCATCAAGACGCTGGCCGCGATCCTCGTGCGCATGGCGACGGAAGAATCCACCGAACTGGCGGCATCGCTTGCCGCTGACAAATCCACTACCGGCGACCTCCTCAAGGTTGCCCCAACAGAGGAGCAACCCGAGATGAATGAGCAACTTCAAAAGGCACACGACGAGGCCAAGGCCGCACTGGCGAAGGCCGAAGGCGACCTCAAGACCGCGAACGAATCGCTGACCAAGGTCACCGCCGAGCGCGACGACCTCGCCAAGGCCGTCAAGGAGCGCGACGAAGCGCTGCTGAAGGCTGCCGCGCACATCGAAGCGCAGGCCGCACTGATCGAGAAGATGAAGGACCAGCCGGACGCGCTGAAGATCGCGCTGACGGCCGTCTCGAAGGGCGAGGACATCACCAAGCCCGACGACAAGCCCGAAGACAAGGTGCTGAAGCGCGACGGCACTGTCGATGAAGTGGCAACCGCCTTGCGCAAGGCACTCCGCAATCCCGTGATGGTTCGGTAAACCCCATCGCGATTCCTGTCACCGGCCCCGCAAGGGGCTTTTTTTATGCCCGCATGGGCGTTGGAGAACACACATGGGTAACGAATCGAACGCGCTGGAGGCCATTGCCAAGGCGCTGCAATCCCCGCTGCCGGACGCGATCGCCAAGGCGTTCACGTCTCCCAGCGGCCCCACCACGGGTCTTGCCGAGTACAACCTCGAACAGGGCGCGCGACTGATTTTTCCGATCACCACGATCTTCCGCAACGAAATCCCGCGCGAAGTCGGACAGGCCGGCATCCAGGCCAACTGGCGCGCGATCACCGCGGTCAACCCGAACGGCGAATCGATCGGCGTGTCGGAAGGCAACCGCGGCGGCTACAACAGTTACACCGAAGTCGACCGCTTCGCGAAGTTCGTCGAGCTTGGCCTTGAGGACTACGTGACGTGGAAGGCCGAGCGTGCGGCGGGCAACTTCCAGAACCTGGACGAGTTGGCCACGCAGATGCTGCTGCAGGCCACGATGGAAGCCGAGGAACGCGTGATCCTGGGCGGCAACGCCACGACCGGCTTGGGCGTCACCCCAACCCCGACCGTGACCGTTTCCGGCACCGGCGGCACGATTCCTGCTGCCTCCAACCTGCTGACCTGCGTCGCCTTGACCCTGAAGGGCGCGCAGTTGTCGAGCGTCGGTAACGGCGTGAAACTGCCGTACACCCGCACCAACGCGGACGGGTCGACCGACAGCATCACCGGGTTCTCGGCGCAGCCTTCCGCCGGCGCCGCGGCGACCACCAGCGGCAGCACGTCCAGCCTCACCGCGTCCATCGCGGCGGTGAAAGGTGCGTTCGCCTACGCGTGGTTCCTTGGTGTCTCGGGCTCGCAGAAACTGGCCGCGATCACCAACACTGCGAGCGTGAGCCTCACTGCGGCCGCAGCGGGTAACCAGAACCTGACGGCGCTCCCGGCGTCCGATGCGTCCACCGATCCGCTGGTGTTCGACGGCTTGATCGCGCAGGCGGTGGCGGCCGGCTCCGGCGCGTACTTCCACGATGCCGGCGGCAATGCGCTGACCAGCACGGGTTCCGGCACGGGCGGTATCGCCGAGATCGATGCCGCGATCGAAGCGTTCTACACGAACTACCGGATGATCCCGACCGACATCACCATCTCGGGCGCGGACCAGAAGGCGATCAAGAACCTGATCCTCTCGGGCAACACCAACGCGGCGCCGTTCTTCCAGGACTCGGAAGGCAACGTTCGCGCCGGTGCACGGGTGCGCACCTACACCAATCCGATCGGCTACGGTCCATCCGACCTGAACCTGCGGGTGCATCCGTTCCTGCCGCAGGGCACGCTGCTGTTCACCACCAAGCAGGTGCCGTACCCGCTGTCGAACGTGCGCCAGATCATGAAGATGAATCTGCGTCGCGACTACTACTCGATCCTGTGGCCGCTGCGTAGCCGCAAGTACGAGTACGGCGTGTATTTCGACGGCGTGCTGCAGCACTACTTCCCGGCGTCGATGGGCATTCTCACCAACTTCGCGTCGGCGTAATCGACTCCTGGTCGAGGCCTTGAGGGGCGGCGCAAGTCGCCCCTCTATCTTGGAGGAATGGACATGGTGAAGCTGAAAGGCCCGAAAGACGCCGCAAGCGTGACGTTCGAAGGGCACGAATATCAGGTGAAGAACGGCGTCGTGGAAGTGCCGGACGCGGCGGTCGCGCTGCTGACCGGCGGCAAACACGGCTGGACCGTTGAAAAGCCCGAGAAGTCCGGCAAATGAGCCCGCTTTGCAGCATCGAGGATGTGAAGCTGTATTTCAGCATCACCTCGTCGAGCGAAGATTCCGTGTTGACCGCGCTGATCGCGGCGGCATCGGCGGACATCGAACAGTATTGCAACCGCACGTTCGCGCAGGCCGCTTACACCGAGACGCGCAACGGCAATGGCGGCGACCGCATCGGCGTGCGCCAGTGGCCGATCGTGAGCGTGCAGTCGGTGACTGTAGACGGCTTGATCGTGCCGCTTGCTGCGAATGCGGTCAGCGATGGCGTGGTGTTCTCCGACGATGCTATCTACATCCGCAATCGTGGCCGGCCCGGGTATCCGTCCGCCCCGTGGTGCTTCGCGCGCGGCGTGCAGAACGTCGTGCTGCAGTACACCGCGGGTTACCAGACGATCCCGGCCGACCTCAACCAGGCATGCGTCGAATTCGTGGGCTGGAAGCGCGCCAAGCGCAGCCGCATCGACAAGAAAAACGAGACGCTCGGCAGCCAGCAGACACAGGGTTACGACCTTTCCGAAGCCCCGGCATCCGTGCTTGCCGCGCTGCGTTCCTACCGCTTGCCGATGATCCCGCCGTGATCGCCTACCAGATCATCGGATCCGAACGCGTGATCCAAATGCTTGCGGGCGTGCCTGAAAAGACCACCGCGGCGGCCAAGACGGCGCTGGGCCGGTGGAGCACGGAGCTTGCCGGATACATCAAGGCATCGAAGCTCTCTGGCAATCCGTTGCATCGCCGGAGCGGTGCGCTGTCGGCATCCGTGCACCCCTACACCGCCGAAACCTCGAACAGCGAGAGCGGCGGGGCGCGCGCAGGGTCGAACATTCCCTACGCGGCCATCCAAGAGTTCGGCGGCACGATCCCGGCGCACCAGGTGGTGGCCACGAACGCGAAGGCATTGTGCTTCACCGTCGACGGCGTGCGCCGGTTCGCGAAGTCCGTGCAGATACCCGCGATCCACATGCCGGAACGCAGTTACATGCGCTCGGCCTTCGATGAAAAGGCCCCGCAAGGCATCGACATGGTGCGCGCGGCGGTCAAGGCGGCGATCGCGACATGAGCCGGGCGACGCGAGAACAGGTATTTGCGGCGCTATTTGACCAGCTCAAGACGCTGCCGGGGTTGGCAACTTGCGACAGGCGGTTGAAGAGCATCCAGGATATTCCGGACGAAGGATTCCCGGCTGCGTATCAGATGCAGGGCAATCAAAAGCTGACGTATGAGGGAACCACTCCGCCGCTCAATACATGGCCGGCATCGTGGATTCTGTGCGTTCGTGAGCCAGACCAGTCGCAGCCCCCGAGTACCAAGTTGAACCAGATCATTGACGCCGCGTGCGCAGTGATCCAACCGCAACCGGCGGCACTCACCAAGAACACGCTGGGCGGCTTGGTGGAGTACGTCGCGATCGAAGGCGATATCGAGATTTTCGAGGGCGTCCTGGGCGACCGGGCGCTGGCCATCCTGCCGCTCAAGATCGTGCTGGGCGGATTCTGACCAAGGAACGAACATGAAAGACAACGAAGTTGCAACCGCGCCGGCGAAAGCCGGTTTTTCTTCGCCCGCGAAACCCGTCACGGCCGTCGAGGCCGTCGAGGCGTGGTACGCGCGCCACTTCCACCGCGCAGCCCTTGAAGGCCGCGCACCCATTTCCACCGCCGACAAAGCCGATCTCGTGCAGGCCATTGCGGCATCCACCCAAGCGCAGGAGTAAACCGTCATGAGCGGCATCAATCAATTGGGCACCTTTGGCTCGGGCATCTTGTACGCGACGCCTCCTGGTGCGAATGCAACTCCCGTGCAGTTCGGCGCATTGCAGGATGCGAGCGTTGACCTGTCGCGTTCCACCAAGTCCCTGTACGGCCAGTTCCAGCAGCCGTTGGCGATCGGCGGCGGCGAGTTGAAGGCCACCGGCAAGGCCAAGATGGGCTACGTCAACGCCGCGATCTATTCGGATCTGTTCTACGGCGTGTCGCGCGCAACGGGCACCGTCCTGCTGGCGGCCAATGAACCGGGCACGGTTCCGGCTTCAACGCCTTGGACGGTCACCACGACCAATTCCGCGACGTGGACCAAGGACCTTGGCGTCACCTATGCCGGCGGCGGCATCCTGACGCGGGTTGCGTCGACGCCAAGCGCTGGCCAGTACAGCGTTGCGTCGGGCGTCTACACCTTCTCCACTGCCGATGCCAGTGCGGCCGTGCTGATCAGCTACGAGTACACCAGCGCCAGCACCGGCACCACGATTTCCGTGGGCACCGTGTTGCAGGGCGTGCAGCCGATCATCACGATCGACCTGTTCCGCGGCTTCAACGGCACCGGTGAGCGGCATCGGTTCTGGGCGGCCGTGTGCTCGAAGCTCTCGCTGCCGACCAAACTCGCGGACTTCGCGATCTCCGAGTTCGACTTCGAGTGTTTCACCGACTCGGCGGGCCGCTTCCACGACATCTACACGGACTGATCATGATCCCCGGAACTGTCGTCAATGTCGGGGGCACGGATTACATCGTGCCCCCCTTCAACATCGCCATGTGGGAGCGCCCGGAGTTCAACACCGAAGGCGACCCGCAGGAAACCCCGGCCAATCTCTTGCGGCGCATCGGGCCTGCGTTGCTGGATAACCTGGCGCGCAATTACCCCGACCTCGACAAGGCGGCCATGCTTGCCGACCTTGACCTGCCGACGCTGGTGGAGCTGCGGGGGGCTGCCACGACGGTACGGCATGCACCCGTAAACCCTCCGAACGCGCCGGCGTAACGGACTGGCCGCGCTTCGTCGCGCGCGTTGCGTCGGCGCTGGGCGTGCTTCCAAGCGACGTGCGCTACGGCATGACGCTCGATGATGCGCTCGACCTGTTCGACCTCTGGCGCGATGAACCGCCCGTGCAGTGGATGGTGCAGTCCTATCTCGGCATCCGCGCGCGCAACACCGAAACCCCTGTTCCGACCCCTGAAGAATGCTCCGCCTTCCTCAAAACGATGGCATCCAAGGCTAGACCGTAATGGCAACCGCTGAAGAAATCATCGTCAAGCTGACCGCGCAGAACGATGCGCTCAAGGCCGGCATGGCCGAAGGCGCGGCGACCGTGCAAGCTGGCACCGATGCCATGGCGGCATCGCTCAAGAATGCCACGGCATCTTTTGCGGCGTTCGACGCTATCCAAAAGACCAATCTTGCCACGGCAGCGCAGGTAGCCGAGGCGCAGCGCACGATCAACGAAGTGCAGGCGACCGGCGCGTTCACGTCGGAAGAACTGGCCGCCAAGCAAGCGCTGGTCGATGCCGCGATGCTGAAGGTCGGCAAGACCACGCAGGAGGCATCCGGCTTCCTTGGGCTGTTCACGCGCAACAGCCGCACGATGTACTCCACGTCGGCGCTGATCACGGATGCCATGACGGGCCAGTTCAGCCGCATGCGCCGGGAAGTGGCGGCACTCGGCAACGAAACCGGATTGATGGCGAAGGCGTTTCAGCTTGTGGCATCGCCTATCGGGGTTGCCACGCTCGCGGTGGTCGGGTTCGGCGCCGCGATGGTGGAAGCCGCCGATCGCTTCGGGCGGTTCGAGCAGACGATCGAGAGCACCGGCAACATCATTGGCATGACGGCCGGGCAGCTTCAGGCTATGGCCGACGACGTGGGCAACGTCACGGGCGCATCGTTCGATGCCGTGGAGGCTGTGAATTCCATTGGCCGCAGCGGTCTTTTCACGGGCGAACAGTTGCGAACTGCGGCCGAGGCTGCGGTGTATTTCTCGCAGGTCACCGGCGAGAACATGGACAAAGCCGCGAGCGTGATCGAACAGCTTCAGGACAAGCCCAAAGAGGCAATCGTCAAGCTCAACGACCAGTACCACTTTCTCACGCAGTCGCAGGCGGAGCTTGTCGTTCAACTGCTGAACACCGGCGAGGGAGCGAAGGCTGCAGCGGTGGCGGTGCAGGCGTTCCACGACGCGATGGCCGATCGCGCGCAGCAGATGCTGGACAACACCACCGCGCTTGCGCGCGACTGGCGGGACGTCAAGCAGTGGACGGAGGGTTCGGTTGAGGCCCTGGCCGAATACCTCAACATGCTGGGCGGCTCCAAAGACACGACCGATCAGCTCAACCGCGCGTATATCCAGCTTGCGAACGACCAGTCCAGCCTGTTCAAGCTCGCGCATCCCTTCACGAGCCAATCCGACGCCATCAAGCAAGACATGGCGGTCATTGACCAGTTGCGCGACAAACAGGCGCAGCAGGAAGCGCAGGCGCAAAAGACCGCCGCTGCCAACAAGGCCGCTGCCGAAACGCTCGACAAGGGAGTGAAGGGCCGCCGCGGCGGTTCCGACATGTCGGGGCTGGAACAGCAGTTCCAGGAGCAGGAGGCCGCCGCGCACGCCTCCTACGACCAGATGAAGATCGACGCGGCGGACTTCTGGAACGCGCAGGCCACTAACTCCAAAAACAGCGCTGCGGTGCAGGCGGACGCGTGGCAAAAATACATCGACGCGCGCCACCAGCTTGACGAACAGGGGCTCCGCAGCGAGTCGGAAGCCGAACGGAAAGGCGCGGAGGCTGCACGCAAGGCCGCCCAGGAACGCGCACAGATTGAACGCGGCGTGGAACGTGATCGCGCGAATTCGATGCAGGAGTTGCAACAGGAAATCAAGCAGGCATCCGATCAGGAAATCGCGCTCGCGCGCCAGACCGCACAGCAAAAGGAAAAGCTGGCGCTGGATGATGTCGCGACGGCGCGGGCGCGGCACCAGCTCGAATTCCAGCAAGGGAAGATCACCGCACAGGAGCTAGTGGGACTGGAGTTGCAATCAGTTCAGCAAAAGCTGGCCGCGGAGACAGCGTTCTACCAGGCTATCGAAAAGCTTGATGCCGGAAACGTCTTGAAGGTGCGGCAGGATCAGTTCCAGATCGTGGATGCGGTAAAAAAGTCGGAAGCAGAGATTGTCGAGATCAAGAAGCAGGCTCTGTCGCAGCAAGAGAGGGATCAAAAGAAATATCAGCATGTCGTGGAGGGCGCCATGACATCGCAGGTCAACGCCATGCTTTTCCAGCATCAGACCTTGCGCGCTGCAATGGCGAACATCGCCGAATCCATCACCGAAACGTGGATCGCGAACGAGATTAGGACCGTCATTTTCCATGACGGCGCCGAGGCGTCCAAGACCGCCGCGACGGTTGCTGGGAACGCTGCGCGCGTGGCTGCCGACACGGCCGGCCAGGGTGAGTCACTGCTGGTGCAAGGCGCGGCCGCGGTCAAGTGGATCATGACCGAGGCCGCCAAGGCCGCGGCGGGCGCGTTCAACGCAATGGTGTCCATCCCCTACATCGGACCGTTTGTGGCGGTTGGCGCATCCATCGCGGCATTCGCGGCCGTGTCCAAGCTGGTCGGTAGCGTGGCGTCCGCCGAGCGCGGCTGGGAGCGAGTCCCGGCGGACGGCATGCAAACGATGCTGCACGAAGACGAGATGGTGCTTCCCAAGCACGTCGCGGATCCGATCCGCAACATGGCGCGCAGTGGCGGCAATGGCGCAGGCGGCATGAGCGTCCACATCCACGCCAACGACGCACGCAGCTTCCGCGACTACCTGAAACGCAACCCGGCCGCGCTGAAGGCGGCACTAGCGCACGCTGGTCGCAACGGCTGGTGAGTCCGCCGCGGCGATCGTGTTGCCCTCGCTGGTGACCACGAAAAGAGTGTGGCAATCGAACGTTGCGCCTTTCGGAATGTCCTGCGCGGCTTGGCCCATATCGCTGTAGGGGTTGATCACCAAGTCTTCGTGCCGGACTTCGCCAGGTTTGACCACGTGCTGAAACGTGTACTTCGCCTTCATCGAAGCGAGGGGCGGTTTGCGGTCTGGGTAGCGCAAGAAACACTGCATCGCGATCGTTCCGATTGGCACGCTTCCATCGTTGCGCACGTCGAAACTGTAATCGACGTCGTTGGGGCCGATCTCCGAAAGCGTGGAACCAAGCGTTTCGTTGGAAAACGTCGCGGTCGGCGCGGATTGCGCAAACGCCGTACCGCACACGGCAGCAAGCACGACGAATAGAGCTGTTCTCATCCTGAAACCTCCTGTCCCGCCCACATGGGCCGTGACGTTCTAGCACAACTCGTGCCGGAGTGCAGAATCCGTGTCCTACAACACCTGGCCTACCTTCGTCGGACGAGGGTGGGGCATCAAAAAGCGCCCGATCACCCGGACGATCGTGCAGACGGCGGACGGCGGGCAGGAATTCCGGCTCGGGCGTTTTCAAACGCCGCTTTACGAGTTCGACATCGAGATTCCGTACCTGTCGCAGACCGACTACGGAACGCTGATGAACTTTTTCGCCGGCCAGAACGGCCCGCTCACGCCATTTTGGTTCACGCCCGACAACGACGCCGGCGGCCCATACCTGGTGCGCTTCAGTGCCGATCAAATCGAGATCGCGCAGACGATGAACCAGATTTACGAGGCGACCACGATCACGCTGCGGAGCGTGCGGTGAAGAACGTTAGCGCCGAGTTCCTGCAGATGCTGCAAACCAGCAACACGCTGGTCGAGGCGGACCTCTACACGATCACGCTCGCATCCGGGGTGGTGCTGCGCTACACGTCTGCGCAGCAAAACATCACCTACGCCGGGAACGTCTACACAGCGGCGTATCTCGATAGTGCGCCGGGGTTCGTGCGCGGATCCACCAAATGCGCGGTCGGTCTGCAATCAGACGATCTCGAGGTGGACATCCTGTTCGATTCAGGCACGCTCATCAACGGCGCGTCGCCGGCGGCGCTGGTGCGCGGTGGCGGTCTGGACAATGCCGTTCTGAAGCTCGACAAGGCGCTGGCGCCGGACTGGTCGAACCCGGTGATAAACGGCGTCGTGAACCTGTTCACCGGCTACGTTGGCGAGACCCAGTGCGAGCCGGGCAAGATCACGCTGACGGTGCATTCGCGCCTGAAAATCCTGAACACGTCGTTCCCGCGCAATTACTTCCTGCCGCAGGACAACAACGCGCTGTTCAGTGCGGCGTCGGGTCTCTCGGCAGCGAGCTATGCCGTCAACGGCACGGTGAGCGCCGTGGGCACCGCGACGACCTTCAATTCCAACTGCACGCAAGCCGATGGCTGGTTTGCGCTCGGCTACATCAACTGGAAGACCGGCGCGAACGCGGGATTGCAATCGCTGGTGAAAGCCTACGCGCACACCAGTGGTGCGTTCACGGTGGTGTATCCGCTGCCGAACAAGCCTGCAGCCGGCGACACCTTCACGGCGTACCCCGGCTACGACCGCACCCTCGCGACCTGCACGACCAAGTTCGCCAACACCGCGCACTTTCGTGGCTATCCGTTCGTGCCGACGCCGGAAACCATCGAACTCGGGCAGGCGGGCTCGCCTCCTTCCAGTGTGGGCGGTGGTGGTGGTGCTGGCGTGGGCGGCGTAGGGCGCGGGCCGGGCGGCCAAGCGGGCAGGATCGCGCAGAAATGACCCCGGAGAACGTCGCGCGCGTGCTGGACGAGGCACGCGCATGGATCGGTACGCCCTACCACCACGCGGCCGACAAGAAAGGCATCGGGGTGGATTGCGCGATGCTGCCGGTGCGCGTGTTTTGCGATCTCGGGCTTGTGCCGTCCTTCGACCCGCGCCCATACCCGCACGACTGGATGCTGCACCGCTCCGACGAGCGCTATCTCGGCTGGGTGGAGCAATTCGCCGAGCGTGTTGACGACGCGCAGCCCGGCGACCTTGCGCTGTATCGGGTCGGCCGCTGTCTCGCCCATGGCGGCATCGTCGAAACCCCTGAAACGATCATTCACGCCGACTTGCGCGCCGGCCGCGTGGAGCGCGGCCCGCTGCACTGGTGTGACCGACTGGCCGGTATCTGGAGAATCCCTTGAGCGGTTTGTTTGGCGGCGCATCCAAGGCCACGACGCACGCCACGCGTGCGATGGGCATCGATTTTCAGGGCGCGCAATATGGCCCCGTCGTGCCGGTGGTGTACGGCCAGAACAAGGTTCCGGGCAACTGCGTCTGGTACGGCGATTTCCAATCGCATGCGCAACAGCAGAAACAGGGCAAGGGCGGTGGTGGTGGCGGCACCACGAACTACACCTACAGCGCCAGCGCGCAGATGGGGCTTTGCGAAGGCCCGGGTGTCTCGCTGATCAGGGTGTACGACGGCACCAGCGTCGTCGACCTGTCATCGCTGAACTATGCGTTTGCGGCCGGCAACCTTGGGCAGTCGGCATGGTCGCATCTCTCCGGAACGGCGGCGCTCGGCTATTCGCTGACTGCGGTCTTCAGCTTCCAGAACCTCGATCTCGGTTCGCAGGCATCGCTGCCGAATTACAACTACGAGGTCAAGGCGCTCAAGCCCTTCAGCGCCAGCATCCCGGACGCCAACCCGTCCGACATTGTTTCGGACGTGTGCTCCGATCCCTACCACGGCATCAACTTCCCCTATCTCGGGAACCTGACCCAGTACAGCAACTATTGTGTCGCCAACAGCCTGTTCCTGTCGCCGGTCTACGACCAGCAGCAGAGCGGGCAGCAGACGCTTTCCGATCTGTTCAAGTACACCAACGCCTACCCCTACTACAGCGACGATCAACTGAAGGTTGTGCCACTTGGCGATGTTGCGGTCACCGGCAACGGCGTGACCTTCACGCCGAACGTGACGCCGCTGGTGGACCTCGACGACACGGATTTCCTCGTCAACGGCGATGGCGATCCGCCCGTCACCTTCGATCGCGTCGCACCGCAGGATGCGCTGAACCTGGTACGAGTCGAGTTCAAGGATCGCAGCAATACCTACCACGATTCGGGCGTCGTCGGGTCGATCGATTATGACGTCGTGGCGAACGGGGAACGTTCGGACACGTCGGAAACGGTCAACGGCTGCACGACCGGGGCCGTGGCGCGCTTCATCGCGCAGAACCTCGTGCAGCGCGCGTTCTACGTTCGCAACACCTACCAGTTCAAGCTGCCGTGGAACTACTGCTACCTCGAGCCCACGGACATCGTGACGCTCACCGATGCGTCGCTTGGACTCGTCAAAGCGCCGGTGCGCATCACCAGCGTGGAGGAAGATGGCGGATCGGTGCTCACGATCGAGGCCGAGGAGTTCCCGGAAGGCGTCGGGCATTCCTCGATCTACGGCACGCAGCCCAACGGCGGCACGAACATCGACCAGAACGGCGATCCGGGCCCGGTCAACCCGCCGTACCTGTTCCGCGGTCCCGGGATGCTGGTCAGCAACAACGCCCCGGAAATCTGGTGCGCGTGCAACGGTTCCGGCGACTTGTGGGGCGCGTGCGAGGTGCACTTGTCGCACGACGGCAGTTCGTACACCTACGTCGGCACGATTGCGAGCCAGGCGCGCTACGGCACGCTGACAAGTTCATTGCCGGTCGGTTCGGCTGATCCCGACATCACACACCAGCCAACCGTGCAACTGTACGCGCCGGCGCAACTCCTGGGCGGCTCGCAAACCGATGCCGACAACTTCGTCACGCTGGCGATGATCGACACCGAAGTGTTCGCCTACGAAACGGCCACGCTGACCGCGCCGAACACCTACCAGCTTTCATACCTTCGCCGCGGCGGCTACGGGTCGGGCAACGTTGCGCATTCGGCGGGCGCGCCGTTCGTGCGGCTGGACGATTCCATTTTCCGGATCCCGGTAGACCCGTCGCTGATCGGATCGACGGTGTACCTGAAATTTCTCTCGCTGAACGTGTTCGGGCGCACCCCGCGCACGCTGGCCGAAGAAACCGCATACACCTACGTCGTCGGCACGAACGTCGAACTGCCAGACGTGCCCGATGTGCCGGCGAGTTTTGCCGTGTTGCCGGTTGCCGATGGCGTCAACATCACTTGGACGAACGACAACCCCGCGGCGGTCGGCTGCACATCCATCGAGTACGCGACCGCGAGCGGTGGCCCATGGACAGTACTCGCGCAGGTTGGGCCGACGACAACCGCTTACACGCACCACTTCACCAATGGCGCGACGTACTACTACCGCGCCCGTTCCCGTGGCCCGCTGGTGCAATCGGGCTGGTCGGCATACACCTCGGAAATCAGCAGCACCGGCAAGGTAGTGGACCAGGCCGGCCTGCATGTTGTACTCGTCAACAACCCATATTTCAGCACCGGTGATCTTTCCGGTTGGACGTCCGATCACGGCACGGTTGCGTTCCAGTCAGGCAGCAACGGCCCCGCGAGCGGCAGCACAACCTACGCGATTCGCACGGGATCGAGCGGCACGCCGAACGAAGCGCTGCGCAACACCGCGAAGATTCCGGTGTACGCCGGCGCAGTGGTGAAAGCGCAGTGCGCGATCCGCGGCATCGGCACGCCGAACGGCACGGCTGGCGTGCGCATTTCGTGGCGCGATTCCACGGACACGGAGCTTTCGAGCACGCA